CCAGCTCCAGCTGACTGTTCAGATTGATATTGATCGTAAAGTTTATCTAAACTTCCATACTTACTAACAAGTTGTTCATTAACGACTGTTTCTAACTCTCCATTATTATCATCTGATAACATTTTTAATTGAGTTATATCGTCTGTAGCAGTTCCATTAGGGTTAAAAAAATTAGCTATTGCCATATTAATTTAAATTTATAAGTTCATTCCAGTCATTGCAGCTCCAGCTATTTGAGCAAATGGTGAAGTTCCACCAATAACATTATCTTGTGAACCAGTAGATGACTGTCCATAACTTCTTATAGGTGCCGCTCCCATTATTTGAGATAAGAAACCAAGTTGACCTCTTCCAAATCCTTGCTTTTCTATAAAGTCTTTATACAACTCATTTAAATTAGCTTGGTTAAGAGCTTGTTCTTGTCCACCATATTGCATAGCAGCTTGCGCTTCGTTCATTGCCGCTCCTTGTTTTTGTAATTGAAGTCCAGGTATTGCTTGTGCTAATTGACCAAGATTATTCATTCTTATATTTCTATCAGTTTGAAAAGCACCTCTTCCTGATTCAAAACCACCAGCCATTAATGAAGCTGTTAAATCTCCACCAGCTTTCATTTCTCTTTCTTGTGCTAATGCATTTTCAATTGCTGCTCTTGATCCACCATAAGCTCCTGCTCCTATTTGAGTAGCATCTCTGCCTTGTCTTTGTTGCCCTGCTATTTCGCCTAAATTTGCCATAGACCTATTCACTACATTTTCAATGTACGGATTCATGTATTGGTCTACAGTAGCTCCTTCAAATCTTTCTTCTCCAACAGCTCGCATTTGATCCATCATTCCTCGAGCTTCTTCAGTAGCACCTGATTTTGCAAACGCTCCTAAATTGTTTTGAGCAACATTCATTGCATCTCGTTGTCCTTGAGTAAAGTCTGCTATTCGTTGACCGCCATAAGCTTCAAATGGTTTTTTAGATTCAGCTTCAGCTCTTTTAAATAATGCTTCTTGTGCTTTTTTAAAATATTCAGGAATTTCGTATTTAGTTTCTCCAGAAGAACCTGCCGCTACAACTGATGATTGTGGTTTAAATATACTTCCCATTATAGCCCCTCTGAATAAGTTCCGCCAAGGTAATTAAGATTTTGTCGTGTAACCCATTGATGTTTTCTCTCCATATCTTTACCTTGCATAATCTCTAAAATCATTGGTGTATTTCTTCCTTTTGCGTACTCTCTTGCAAAATCCAATAAACTTTTAGCGATATTAGGATTTCTTTTCTTTTCATCTACAAAAAACCATAACGTTCTATAAAAAGCTTTATCAGTGTACCAAGTATCACAATTTGCCATTGCTATACTTCCAATAATCTTATCGTCTTGCTCTGCTACGACAACAAAGTGTTGACGTATGTATTCTAATATATTTTCACTTGCTTTACTATTGTTTGTTTGTCCAAAATTAAGTTTTGTTTCAATTAGCCATTTTTTTAAAAGTTCTCTTATTTCATGTGTATCGGTATCTTTAGCTATTCTTAATTTAATCATCTAATAATCCTTTAGTTTTTAATACATCTATTAGGGTCCCAAGTACATTAATAACGTCATTTAAACTTGCTGTAGAGCCATTTAATGTTTTTGTTTCAGTTATATTAGAAGTTGAATAACCAGTTGCTGCAGCTTGATTTATTTCAGTTAAATATCTTTCTAACGTACTACTTGTAACATTTATAGTAGTTATTATATCTTGACCTTCTATTGCGATAGGTAAACTTGGAGGTGGTTTAAAACTCATCTTCTACCATCTTGTTTTGTATCCATTCGTAAAGTACCAAATCTCCAGTTATCACTAGTAGAAGTATCGTTAAATATTTTAAGCGAAACTTGTCGTCCACGTGCTCTCATATTCACTAATCTAGTAGAAGTAGTAACTGATAAGTTATTCGTAGTCGTCTGAGAATCCGCAGGAAAATCACGAGATTGAACAACCATTTTTACAGTGCCAGCTAAATTTTTAAAGTCAGGAATTATACCTCGAATAAAAGTAAAAGTATCTCCATCAGCAATATCAGCATCACCACTCGTTAAAGTTGATTCTAAAATAGCTCCATCATCTGATGTCCCTGATTCATGATTATAGAGATATGAACGTCCAGCACTTGCTCCATAAACTACCGTCTGCGTTGCAGCAGTAGATGTAGGCTCATAATTTAATGCCATAGGTTGTTGGAAAACTGCATTATCTATCCATGCAGTTCTATTTAGAGTGCCTATATACCATACATTTTCTACATAATTATAAATAACATATCTATCTATTTCACTACTATTAGCAGAACAATAATACCAAACTACTTCATTAAATTGATTATTTTCTCCTGCATATACTTGCGAGTATTGTGTTCTATTAATATCGTTAAATACATATTGTTTTACACTACAGGGTATTTCTTGTATTGCTCCTGCGTAAGTCATAAATCTACCATCGGCCATCCAGTAAGCTTTATCATTTACTACTACTGCTGCATTTAAAGCAACGAGTCCACAATCTGTTCCTAATAATCTAAATCCAAAAATATATGGAGGACCAATAAATTGCATTGAATGTAATGCAGTATCAGTCCAAACTAATATTTCACCTCGTGTAGATTGTGCTGCGATGATTCTACTTCCTTCTCCTAATCGTTGAGAGCCTGAAGTATTGGTAACTCCCGGAGTCCATGTTGTAAAATTTTCTTGACTTGACCAACGAATAAACATTTTATCTTGAGTGCTACTTCCAATTAAAGTAGTTCCAAAACAAATAGCATGTCTATCAGGAGTAGAAATTAATCCCGTTACAGATTTAGTAGGAGCATTAGTTACTATCGCTAATGGAGTTCCTACTCCTGCGCTAGTATCCCATTTATATAATCCACCATTTTTTAACCATGCAAATAAATCTTCACCGGCATTATCAAAATGCCATATCCCTGCGTCAAGAATAACATTAGATGTAGAACGAGCTGTACCCCAAGTTGACGTTCCCCAAGTATTAGTTCCCCAACCATATCCATAAGTTTGAGTTGCAGGTTCTGCTTCTATTTGAAAAGCAAAAGTTGCAGTTCCATTTGCAGTTATTCCAGCTGCTGTTTCACTTGCTGGCATAGTAATAGTAAAGTTATCTGAATCTATTACTGTTTGTATTTCAAATTGATTTTCAAAATTAGCTACAGTAAAAGAAGTAGTACCAGCTAAACTTGATACTGCTGAAATTACAACAATTTCTCCAGGTATTGATCCATGATTAACGACTGTACATGTAACTGTTGATGATCCATTAGTGCTTGTAAAACAATTAGTTTGACTTGCTTTAGTTGTTCTTATTGGCGTAATATCATAAAAGTTATCGCCTTCAAATAAATAAACTTTTCTATTAGTTCCTATTGCAGCGAAACGAATACCACTTAAATCAAACCAACTAAATAAACCTCTTGCTACTCCGATTAAAGCAAAAGTAGAAGCTTTAACCCAACCTCCTATTTTTTGAGGAAGTCCATAACGAAAACGTATTTTATCTCCATCAACCCATTGACCTTCAGCACCATATTCTGTCGTTTCTTTATTAATTCCACCAATAAATTTTACGTTAGTATATGCCATTATTTTATCTGTTTCTTATTATTAGCCTCAATTATTTTTATATTTAAATCTTTATTAGCTTGCACCATTTCATTTCTAAAACTTTCTATTGCAGCACCAGCTTGATTAGTTTGCCTAGAGTTTTCTATCATTAACATTGGAAGCATAGCCATAGAACAACCGTATTCATCTATATCTTCTCCAGTTTGAGGATGCATTCCTTTTATTTGTATAAACCATGCACAGTCAAATTTTTTACATGGTTCAAAATTATTTAAAGGACAATTGTCTTTTACCTCTAATTTCATATTAATCTTTAGCTGCTATAATTACATCTACATATTGAACAGCTAAGTCGACAGTATCTGTATCAGAGAAAGAATGAGTATGCGTAGCTCCAGCTAATGTACCATTAGTATGAGAGTGAGGGTCTCCTCCACCTTGATAATCAGTGTAAAATCTTTTTGCTCCACCATCGTTACCGGTATTTCGAGTTCCTGCACTTACACTATCTCCAGTACCAAACTCAACGTGTCCTCCCGATAAGTGTCTATGCGATGGTATTTCTGTTAAAACTAAAGTATGACTTCCTGTACTTCCAGTTATCGTTACTGGAGTTGATCCACTTGTCCCTGATATAGTTACAGTTTGACTAGTAAATGCGTCAGTAAAAGTTTGACTTCCTCCAGTAGCTACTGATCCAGTAGTAAGTCGAAGTGCTTTATTATTATGAGTAGTTTCTTTTGTCCAACCAGTTGGAGCGGCGGATTGTTGAAATAACATTTTAGTGCCCGAAACAAAAGGTTGTATGCCAGTTAAATTAGCTCCATTTCCTATGTAAGTAGTTGAAGAAGTTCCTACATTTGCTCCCATAGTATCTATAACTTTATCTCCATTTTTTACATAAACAGAAGTAGTTCCACCTTGAGTTAAAGTTATATTATTTGCAGCATGGCCAGTTGGCGCTATTTGTAATGTAAAAGAGCCTGAAGTATTATTAAATAAAGTGTATTCTTTTTCTACAGCTGGTAAAAATACATAAATATTTCCTGATAATGATCCATTAAAATCTATTACTTTATTTCCAGCTTCATTAGTTGTTTCTACATCAGGGTCTTTATTTGCTGTAGTTAAAGTTACATTAGCACTACCAGATACTGATTTGCTTAAATAACCCCCTATTGATGCGTCTAGTACTTTTAAATTATCGTTAGTGTTATTTCCCCAAGTACCCGAATTAGCACCGGCTTCCATAACTTCCATTTTTAGTCTTGCAGTGTATGTTGATGCCATTTTATTTATCCTTAATTTATTTTAGTCCAAGTATTTGTCGTTGCAGCGTTAACATTACTCCAAGTGTTACCACTGTTTGCGTTCACATTTGTCCAAGTATTAGTTACACCAGGTACAACTGGATCCCAGAAAATTGCTGAACTAACTCTTATATTAGCAGAATTTCCAGAAATTGACAGTATTTGATCAGTATTTAATGAAACATTTCCAGTTAGAGCATGTAAACTTTGGCCTTCAGCTAAGATAAACATATTAGTTTTAATAGTTACGCCACTTACATTAACGGCTGCATTAATTCCTGTAGGAATTACTGTTACTCCTCCAGATAAAGTAACTGTTCCTGAAGTAGCAGTTAATTGTTCTCCAGTAACTGGAACAAAAATTGCTACTGCAACATTTACATTACCTTCATTAATAGTTATTGGTAAACTAGAACTAACTATTTTTTGATCAGTATTTATTGAAAAATTTTGAGAAGCAGAAGCATTAATATTTTGTCCTTGAACAAGTATACCTTGAGCTGTATTTGCAGTTATATCACCTTCTCCTATTGTAATTAATTGACTTCCAGCTACTTGTAAAACTGATCCTTTAGCTACAGTATCATTTACACTTATAGTTAATTCTTGGCCATCTGCAGTTAATATTACTCCACCTTTTGGAATAAGGTTTCCATCACTTATAGTTAATTCTTGACCACCAACTAAAAATTCTATTGACTGAGACCCTGTCGCTGAAAATGGTGCTTCAGCAAAAGCAGTAGAGCCAAATAACATATTTTATCTCGCTGTTGTGGGAACGCCCGCTGAACTTACAAAAGGATTTTCTGCCCAAGCCCAGTAAGCAAAAGTTTTACCATCTGTATTAGCTCCACCAGTATCTCTTACTTTAAAACCGTTAGATAAAAAATCATAAGTATTTTGTGTAAAATTAGCTACATTTTCATTTACGTTATTGCCTATATCTACAACGTTATCTGGATTATTATATCTATCATTAATACGCCAGTTACCTGATGCATCGCTATTTGTTACTTTATTAATAACCACTGCTGGTTTAAAACCAGTATACACAAAAGGACCGTCTGCACTACCATTACCTGTATATCTTCCAAAAGAAGAAAACCCTTGAACGCCTGTCCAACAATACATAATATATGTACCACTTCCATTTACTTGATTATCACTACCTAATGTAACTACACTTGTACCAGGTGTGGTGCTATTAAAAAAACCACCCCATTTAGCATCATTTTCACCTGCGTCTGAATTTAATCGTAAAGTACTGCCTCCAATTATTGTATGCCAACAAGCCCAATCATCCGCAGCAGATGATTTTTTTATAAAAATAGCTTGCGGTGCTACACCAAGGCCGTGTCCTACTGTGGCTCCTGCAGTGCTGTTACCAGTGTATCTTGTCAATGAAAATTTTGCTGTTGAATTAACTTGTTGTGTTGTTGCAGTAATTGTTCCATCTGTGTTTTGCTGTTCAACTACGCCATTAGCTTTCCAACCATAGTTAATATAATTTTGACCACTTGTGTTGTGATAACTAGTTGTAAAACCATCAGTATTAAAAGATGTTAAACCAAATCCATCTGCTCCATTAGCATTATCAGACATAAGTCTTGAACTAGCTCCAGCAGTGCTGTTTACCATATACCAGCTATCTCCACTTGAACTTATTTTTCTTCCCCAACAAAAATCAGGTTTCATTGCAGAATTACCATCATAAGTTATGGCATGACTAGATCCTGTACCGCCGTATATTTTACCTTGAAAATGTGCTGTTCCGTCATTGATTGTTGTATATACTGCCATGTTATCCTCCGTACGCTCCTAGGTTCTTAGTACATAACGCATAATACCCTGACGGTACAGCGTATTCAAAATTTCCATATCCGTTAGCGTCTGCGTTGCTTGAAGCTATGGTATATGAAGGATTACCAAAGTTTATTGATATTGCTTCACTATATAATTTTACAGCAGGTAGCCAAGGTGCTGTTGTGGCTGTAATCATGTCAGTAAAAGCAGCTGTTCCACTATTTTGAATTGTTCCATTTTTATAAAAATATAACGCTCCGTTATCCATATCTAAAGCTACACCTATTATATCTCCTGTTGTAAAAGTAGCTCCATAACTAGAGCCAGAACCATTTGAATATTTTTCTCCATTGCTCCTGTAAAATCTTGAAGGGTTAGCATTTAGCTGATTTTCTAAAGGAGCACTTGCTGCTATAACTCCAACTGCTGGTCCACCAGAAACTGAATCAATTTTATTTTCCCAATACCATTTACCACTTCTTAATCCCATACTTGCTCTAGACGCAGAATGATTACTATTGGCTGTGGCAACTGTATTACCTTTACTTAATGCAATATTTGACGAAGTATCTACTGCATTATAAGTAGCAAAATTATTTATACATTGATCTGTTGTACTAGGATTTGTACCTAATCCTGTTGAAGCAAAGTGATTATTATTACCCGAACTATCTGCACCAAAACCACTCGCATCAGCAGAAGCTCCTGTTCCTATGAAATCTAATTTAAAACCATTTGTTCCATATGTTACTGAAGGCTGACTGTTAGGTATCCAAATACCATTAGCATTTGTTGATCCAAAAACAGTTGGTGCATATGATTGTCCTGCGCACATAATATATTGTGAGAGATAAGTTGAATCAAGTCCGTTAGTACCAGACTGACCTATTTGATATGGAAATGTAGAGTTTATAAAACCAATATGATTTTGTGCGGGATAGTTTGCATTTGACCATTCTTGTAATTCGCCATTAACATATAATCTTATTCTATCTGCAGCTGTTGCTTGTGTAGTGTCATTTCTTAAAACAAGATGATACCAAGCTGAAGGGTCTCTAAATACTCTGTTTGTTATTTTTAAATAATCAGGAGAACCACCATTTGTGTAATCTCTATATCTTATCTTTTGATTACTATCCATTCTAAAGTATCCGCTAGACCCACCACTTGCTTGATACACATAATGATATTCTTGTGCACTAGACCCACTCATGTTTGAGGGTTTTAACCAAAAACTAAGAGTCCAAGTTTTTCTTTGAGCATCTGTTGTACTTGATGCTGTTCTAGATAATTGAGTTGCCATTAATCAAACCTTCCTGAGTTAGCTATATCATATACTGATGTTAACGTAAAGTTTCTATCAGAAGTTTGTCCTTGTGCATCTGTAGCTCTTAAAGTAAAACTATAAGTTGTAGCAGAAGTACCACTTCCACCAAAATCACTTGTAGTTATAACTCCTGTAGATGAATTTAATGTACAGTTTGCTTGCCCTGCATTAGTTAAAACACTAGTAGTTTCTGAATAAACAATACTATCTCCAGTGGCCGCTACAGTAGCAACGGTACCTGAAAAGTTTCCTGCAATAGTTCCAAGTGATCCTGCGCTAGTAGTCCACGCAGGCGCATCTGATACTGTAAGTAAAGCACTACTTGATCGTACTGCGTTACCATCATTATTTTCTATACGAATATAATATACGCCATCAACGGGTAAAGTAAAATTAGCTGTAATAGAAGTAGCACTAGTAAACGTAACACTGTTAGCTGGAGTGATTGCTCCTGATGAATTAATAGCGTCAACAGTAGGAACTGATACAAAATTAGTTCCAGTAATAACTACATTATTAGCAGTGTTATCAATAACAGTTGGTAAAATACTTGAAATAGTAGGTTTAGTTTCTGCGGGTAAATTAGTTAAATTAGACGCATCGAATGCTGGTGTTCCATATCGTGCATTAGGAATAGTTCCTGAAGTAAGTTGTGTTGCGTTCAGAGTTGTTAACCCTGACCCTGATCCAGATAAATTTGCTCCCGCTGTAATTGTAATCGTATCTCCAGATTCGCCAATCGTAATTGTTGACCCAGTATATTTTTTAAGGGCATTTACTTTTATCTCTGACATATTATCTAGCCGTTGCGGGCACTCCGTTCGTTGCTACTAGAGGATTTTCGGCAAAAGCCATGTAAAGGTATTTACTACCACCATCACTTGAGTTTGAGTCTGGGTCAGTTGTTCTTACTTTGAAACCGTTTGATAATAAATCTAAATCTCTTGCTCCACTATCTGTTTCATTATTATTAAGATTTGGTAGTAAACAATTCGCTGAACCATCATTAAAAGGATATCTAGTTGAATCTACAAGTCTCCAGTTATCGGAAGTATCCGTTCTTTTTGTTAGCAGCAAAGCAGGTTTAAAGCCCGTGTAAATAAATGGACCATCTGCATTACCGTTACCTTTATAGGTTCCTATCTTAGAATATCCTTGAACAGAATGAAAAGCATACCCAATCATTGACCTACCATTACCGTTTGAATCACCAGATCCTGATAACCCTATAGTTGTAGATGTAGGCGCAGTATAAGACCATGTACCAAAAGCATTGTTTAAATTTAAGTAACCATATTGTTTAGTTCCCCCTGTTGGAAAATAATACATCTCCCAGTTTGTTGTTGTAGATAAACATTTTGGTATAAATATTTGTGGTGTTTGACTTAAACCATGCCCTATCGTAGCCCCATCTGAGCCATTACCTGTATAACTAATTATACTAAATCCCGCTGTAGTATTAGCTTGCACTGTTGATGTTATTGTACCATTACTGTTTGATGCTGTGGTGCCTCCGTTAGCTTTCCAACTCCAAGAAATCATATTATTAGTTCCTTGACCTGATTCGTTTATAGCTTGTCCACTTGGTTGAAAAGTTGTTGCATTAAAAGTAACACTATCTCCAGTTGTGCTTGCAGGATTAT